AAGTGATCGAGAAAGAGAAGCCACTGGCAGTTGAGCCCGCGGTCGAGCCGCCGCGGGTTATCCCGGCCGGGTTTGAGTACGACACGCCGCCGCCGCAGTGGGTGGCGGGGACAGTGGTGCCGGCCGACACGGCGCCGGAGGATCTGACGGATGCGGAATATGTCCAGTGGTGTTTTGACAACAAGATGCCGTACTGGGCGATCAAGAAGGAAATCCTGCTGCGCAATCCGCCGGTCCTGTCGGCGCTGACGCCGAGCACGGCGGCGATCGGTGATCCGAGTTTTACGTTGTTCATCAGCGGAGAGAATTTTGTCGAGCCCTACAGCGTGATTGTGTTCGCGGGGCATGACGAGCCTACCTCGTTCAACGAGGACGGCACGGTGTCGACCGGGGTCAACATGGATTACTGGCGTGGTCCTGACGTGATCCAGGTGCAGGTTCGCAACGGCACGCAGGTTTCGGAGCCGCTGGAGTTCACGTTTACGGCGGCGCCAGAGGCTGACGACCAGAGCGGCGACGATGACGATTGCGAGCCCGACGACGGCAAGCCGGCGAAGAAGTCGAAGAAGAAGAAGTAGCGCCAATGGACGACGTCGAGCGCGCCCTTGAGGAACTGGCAAACCGGTTCGAGATGGCTGGCGATGTGATGTGGACAAGCGCGCAGGTAGCGGACGCGATCCGGAAGTTTTCGGTTGATCCGGACGATCCGCTGACCAACCACGACAAGGCCAAATGAGTTTCCGGCATTGTGAACGACTGGACGAAGGACAAGGGCGGTGAAGTTTACAAACAAAGGCTGGTCGACCTCCTCGGACGAGATCCCACAGCCGACCTCGCTGATCACGGGAAAAAACTTGAGGAAGAGTTCGGAAAAGCCCTCGAAGCCCTCGAGCGAAAAGGCCGAGGAAAAGCCGCACCCATCCCAGAGGGAGCAGCGCTAGCAGCGCTAGGTAAAAAGTAATTCAAAAAGGCCGCCGCAAGGCGGCTTTTTTTATTGGTTACGCCTGATCCGAGCGAGATCGGATCAACGCTCCTGTCTGCAGCGACATGCAGGCCTCGTCGGGCCACGAAACGGCCAGCCCAGAGGAAACCATGGAAATGGACGACAAGGAGCTTTTCAGCTCCGCGATGACTGACGACCCGATTTCTGAAGTGGCAACGGAAGCACCGGCACAACCGGCTGCGGAAACTCTACAGCAGGACGATCGGCCACGGGACGAACACGGGCGGTTCGCAAGGACCGAACCGGCGCCACAGTCCGAGCCACAACCAACTCCGCAAGCGGAGCCGGCAAAGGACGAGGCGAACGTTCCATCGTGGCGGCTGCGTGAGGTACGCGAGGAAGCCGAAAGGCGCGTCGCGGAAACCGAAGCGCGCTGGCAGCGTCAGTTTCAGGAGCTGCAACGGCAAGCGCAGCCAAAACCTGAGCCAAAACCTGCACCGGACCTGTACGAAAACCCCGACGGGTTTTTTGATCATCGTCTGCAGCAGGGGTTAAGCCCGATCGAACAAAGACTGCAGGCGCAGGAAGCGCGCATGCAGGCGCAACTGGAGTTCGTTTCCAGGCGCGATGCGTTCAAGGAATACGGCGAGCCACTGGTTCGCACGTCCTACGATTGGGTCGCCGACGGCATCAGGAAGCAGGATCCGGATGTGGTGCATGCATACAACAAGGCGATGCAATCGGAGCATCCCTACGATGCCATTGTACAGGCGTACAAGCGGGTATCGGTCATGCAGCAGATCAGCCAGGTGGGTGACCTCGACAAGTGGGTCATGCAGCGGGCGCAGGAGCTTGCGGGGCAGCAGCAGCAAAATCGTCAGTCCAATGGTCAGCCTCAAGGCAGCGTCACACGCTTGCCGCCGTCGCTCCGGAATACGCCTGCCGCACGAGGTGCGGTTGAGGACGATACCGACACGAGTGACGCGGCGATCTTCAGACACGCTATGCGCTGACCTTCGCTACAATAGACCAAACCACCCGCCCAGTGAGGCGGGTTTTTTATTGGGCGAATGCCGGCGTGAGGGGTAACTCACATGGCTCTCACTACTGTCGACACCAACAACAAGCTGATCAGGTTCACCAAGGATATCAACCGCGAGTTCGTCAGGGAAAACCTGTTCTCGCCGTACATGTCCACCGACGTCAACGCGATCATCCGTGTCCGCAACGAGTTGAAGGCGGGCGGCGAGATCATGAACATCCCGTTCGTGAAGCGGCTCAAGGCGGCCGCGATCGGCTCCGGCACGCTCGTCGGGTTCGAGGAGAAGATCGACAACTACGGTCTGCGCGTGAAGGTTGACTGGGCACGCAATGCCGTTGTGACCAACAATGCGGAGGAACAGAAGGACTCGGCCGACATCTTCGCCGAGGCCAAGCCGCTTCTCAGTGACTGGGGCAAGTCGCTGCAGCGCGACGAAATCATCAAGGCACTGATGGCGCTGCCGACCGAGACGCTGCCGGCTGCGGATGTTCGCATCAACGGGCTGGAGTACCAGACCGCGACGGCGGGCCAGCGTGATACCTGGATGGCCGCCAACACCGACCGCGTTCAATACGGTGCGACGCGGGCCAACACCAAGGCGACGAACGCGCTGTCGCTGACGGAACTGGACGGCACCGCCGACAAGCTGACGGCGGCGAACCTGTCGCTGCTCAAGCGGGTGGCGCTCAACGCCGATCCTCATATCCGTCCGTTCAAGACCAGGGACGGCTACGAGTATTACGTGGCGTTCGCGGGGTCCAACACCTTCCGCGATCTGAAGATCGACCTTCAGACCGTGAACAAGGATGCGAGGCCGCGCGAGCAGGACGGGATGGACAAGAACCCGCTGTTCCAGGATGGCGATCAGATCTACGACGGCGTGATCGTCCGGCAAATCCCGGAGATCAGCGGTTTCGTGACGTCGCTCTGGACGAGCCTGCTGACGGCTGGTGCGGGTGGCACGACGCGTGTCGAGCCGGTGTTCCTGTGCGGGCAGCAGGCGGCTGCGGTGTGCTGGGGCCGCATGGCAAAGCCGACGTTCCGGAAGGAGGACGATTATCAGTTCCTCACCGGCACTGGCATCGAGATGTGCTACGGCGTGGTGAAGTCCTTCACCAAGCATCCGATGACGGGCAGCAACCTGGTTCAATCTGGCGTTGTCACCGGCATGTATGCGAGCGCCGCGGACTAGACGACAACTGGGGGGGGCAGAAATGCCGCCCCCTCTTTTCTTTTGAGGGTCAAGAATGGCGGACATGGACATGATGCCTTCGCTCGGCGTCCCGTTTCGGGCGCTGGTGGATGCAAGTGGCATTGCCGTTGGCGGAACGATGAACGTAGCACAACTGGCGCAGCGCGGCATGCGGGCGGTTTGCACTGTGGATAGCAATGGCCTGAGCGGCGGCGTCACGGTCGAGCAACTGGCACAGAGGGGCGTACGGGCTGTGTGCCTTGTCGATGAAAACGGGCTGGCGGGTGGCGTGAATGCGGATGAACTACGGCGCCGTGGCATCCGTCCGCTTGTGTCGCTTGCGGCGTTGGGATTGTCGGGATCCACGACGATGCTGCAACTGGCGCAACGCGGGCTTGATTATGCCTGTCTGGTCAATGAGAGTGGGGCGGCGACTGGTGGCGCAAGTTCGGAGGCCAGTGCGTTTCTGGCCCGCACTACTGGCCTCGATGCAACACACACCAACGCCTATACGGCATTGATCAACGGGCTGGTGGTGGACGGCATCTGGTCCAAGCTGGATGCACTTTATATCTTTGCCACCAACTCAAGCGCCAATGCGCTGCTAAATCTGGTTTCAACTAACTACAACTGCACAACCGCTGGTTCGCCAACATTTACGACTGATCGTGGATTTACGGGCGTCGAGACAACTACCCCTTCGGCCTACCTGAATTCCAACTTTAATCCATCAACAGCAACGACACCGAAATATATCCAAAACAGCGCGCATGTCGCTGCGTGGAGCAATACTGATTTTAATTCTTCTACTGGTGGATGCATGATCGGGCAGATCAACGGTTCAGGGAATGTAACTCAGCTTTATCCCAGAAGTGCCGACACTGCTTATTTCCGTATAAATGGAAATCTGAGCGGTCCGACAGTCGCAAGCGCAGACAGCTTGGGGCACTATATTGCCAATCGTTCGGCGAGTAATGCGGTCCAAGGCTATAAAAACGGAATGCAGATTACCTCCAATAGCAATGCTTCATCCGCTCCGTTAAGTCTTACCATGTACATTATGGCGGGTCACGATGGTGGTCTCAATGCTCAAAATGGCTCTGGTAACCAACACTGCGCCGCGAGTATCGGCTCGTCGCTGACATCCGGCGAAGCTCTGGCCTTCTACAATCGTCTTCGAACCTACATGACAGCGGTAGGGGTGCCCTGATGTCGCTCTACCATACATCCGAAGAGCTGATTAACCGCACCGCGGCGCTGCTCGGCAGGTTCGTGCCGGGCGAGGCGCTTGGCGCGATCGAGCATGACACCATCGATCGCTGTATCAACAGCGTGCTGGCCGAGATGGGCAAGATTGTCATCATCGACCGCGAGCAGATCCCCGATATCTATTTCGAGACGGCGGGGAGGTTGTGCGCGATTTATGCTGCGGCGGATTTCTCCAATGTCCCGCTCGACCTGCAAGCCGTCAAGCAGCACGAAAGCCGATTGCATTATCTGGTATCGCAGTCGCCAACCTATGAAACACTGCGGACGGAATATTTCTGATGGTTGATTGCCCCTTACCCCTCCTGACCGCACCCGGCAGGCAACCGCAGGCGGCTGGGGGGCGGATTATCAACGCCTATCCGGAGAAGCTGCCGGCTACGGCGGGCAAGCCGCACGCCTACTGGCGCACGCCGGGGCTCGCCCCCTGGGGCACAACGACAGGCGCGAACTACCGCGGCGCGCTGCTGGTCAATAATCTGATGTACTGCGTGATCGACAATACGGTTTACACGTTTCCGTCCATTGGCGGTGCCGGCACGGCGCTGACGGGTGCCGTGCCTGGCGCTGCTCCGGTGACGATGGCGCGCAATAACAAGTCAACACCAGACGTCGTCATCGTGGCGCCGGGCGACGGCGCGTTTATCGTGGCGGCGGGGGCGGTGTCGTCTTATCCGGCAGGCAGTGGCGGGTTTATCATCGGCCAGCCCAATGCGGTGGTGTTTCACCGCGGGTTCTTTGTGTTCACCTATGGCGACGGCACCACGCGCGCCAGCAAGGTGAATTCGATCGACATCACCTCGCTCGACTTTGCCACATGCGAAAGCAAGCCGGACACGCTGTATCGGCCGATTCCGGCCGGCAACGGTCAATTGCTGCTGTGCGGGTCAAACTCGATCGAGGTCTGGGGCGGGCTGAACGACACGGGCTATCCGTTCAACTACGTCGCCACCATCGCGCGCGGTATTGTCGGCATTTACGCCATTGCCGGTCATGACGATGGTTTCGGCAAGGGTATTTTCCTTGTCGGGGATGATTTCAAGGTTTCGACGCTGACCGGCTACACGCCGACGCCGATTTCAATCCCGGACCTGGATCTGCTGATCGAGAAAGAGCCGGACAAGACCCTGATTACAGTGTCGGTCTATGTCAGCCAGGGTCATGGCGTGGTGGTGGTGCAGGGGCCTGACTGGTGCTGGGAATACGACACCACGCTGCAATCGTGGCACGAGCGCAAAAGCCATTTGGTGAATTACTGGCGCGGCAAATTTCCGATCGCGGCGTTTGGGCAGTGGATTTGTGGCGACAGGGAAAGCGGCAATTCGGCCGTGATCGACGGCCTGACCAATACCGAGTTCGGTAATCCGCTGCTGATCCAGATTGAAACCGGGCCGATGGGCGCGTTTCCAAACAAGATGCGGATTAACGGCATCGAATTATATCTGACCAAGGGGGTAGGCAAGGCGACTGGTGCCGATCCGCTGGAGACAGATCCGGATGTGTCCATCCAGATCTCGCGGGATGGCGGTCAGAACTGGAGTAATCCGAGGATTGTCAAGATTGGCCGGCAGGCGCTGACGGATGGCCGCGTTCGAGCGGCCATTTGGGGTCAGGCGCAGAACCAGGGCGTGCGGTGGCGACTGCGTGAGAGTGCACCGCTGTCGTTC